CGAGTTTCTACCGGATTCTCCGGCCCCAGTTCCGGCATATCAACTGGAGATAATCTTCCTTCTGGACACTTTTGTAGATAGCAAAGAAGCTCCGATCTACCCATGCCGCCTCTTGCTCGACCCAGGCAAGGTCGGCTATCGAGATTATTAGCATGACTGTTTGTAGCCACATCTTCATTCCCCCCACCATCGAGGGTCGTATGGGTAGCAGTTTATGTGTCTTGTTTCTGTGTTTCGTATTCTTTAAGGGCGTCAAGTATCCCGCAACACAACCAATCCTTACAATTCGTCGCAACTGCAACATCCACTTCTTTTGGCACACGCTGGTCTATTGCAGTTTGCCATATAGCAGCCAGTTTTAGCCATCGTTCGCATACGGTTTCGTGTAAACATCTGGTGCATTGTTTCATTTGTCTGTCTCCTGTAATAGTTCCGGCTTGTCGTGAATTGTGCCGATGATAGTAAATTCATAATTAAGCGAATACAGCAGCGTATCACCCTTTACTTTTACCACCCACCCGTTACCCCGCCAAACAATTTCCCCTATACCGTCGTAGTGACGGGACTTGATACGGTCGCCGCGATATGATTCCTTTGCTGTTTTATCCATCCTCCCCGTACTCTGCCCGACGGATTCAGGGATGACTTCGACGCCTTCTGTAATCTGAGCAAGTAATGTTATATCGTCGGCAGGTGTTTCGTGTGGAGGCGGAATCGGTACAATATAACATCTTAATCCTAATGTTAGGAATGAACCAAAGGCCCACTTGCCTTTATCGTCGCCCCATCTTTGCTGGCCCCTAAACGGTCTTTGCTCACTCATGGCTTATTTTCCTTTCAGGGCTTGCTCAAGTTTCTCAATCCCCAATATTTGCTTAGTGCCACCAAAATCGTCATCGCTGCATATCAAGTGGATGGCGATATTTATAGCTATCCGCAGCCGCGTATTCTTGGCAAGCAGTGGGTTTATGGGAGCCTTCACGCTTTCGTATGCGAATAATAAATCGTTGGCTTTGGCGAGTTCGGCTTGGAGTTGCTTGTATGACGGATTGCATTGATGATGTCCCGGCAGCGACGTACAGCGCCCACATACCGAACACGATGATGGGCCGTAAGTAGGTTCCTTGCCTATATCTAAATTACCGAGATTTGCGGTTGCCGTAATTTTGGTGTTCAGTTTCTTGATAACAGCATACACGGAATGAGGCCATAGCAGCTATGGCCTCATTCCGTGTATGCTGTTATCATACACGTCGCCCTGCTCGTCATTGTTGAGTGGACACACTTCCTTTTCCGCTCCTTCCGCCGTCATTGCTGCGGCGATTAACTTGTCTGCAGCAGTTGCGTATAGCGCCCACCATTTCCACATATCGTCGCTCCATACACGACGGATCTCCCAAATCTCTCGCATCGCAACAAGCAAAGGGCCACACAACTGTTGCAATGGCACACCCGCGATAGCCTTATCGAGATAATACCTTGCTGTGGTTTCGTCGATTTTGATGGGGTCGGGGACGGTGCAATACTTGGGCGATAAATGTGTTTCCAATATTACCAAGCATTTTATACAACTTGTAAATCTATAAGCATTTGGATCTTTTTTATGCTTCCACGGCTTCTTTACCAACGCCTCCGCCAGCGTCACGGGTAAGTCTTGGTCCGGTACGTGGAGCCATTGCTCAACTGTTCTTTGTTTATCACTCATTTTGTTATACCTCGGCTTCTAACTCTTTAATTTGCCCTTCCAGCTTCTCGATTGTCTCATTGGCCTCTTCAAGTTCTTCTCGAAGCGGCTCCACTTCTTCACAGCCTTCACACATATTAGGGTCACAGCCGCCAGTCCTGCACCTGTCCACTTCCACGCGAATCATACCGCCGGGACCTCGAAACATATCCACGATTGGAATTTCGCAGTCGCATCCCTTGCATATAGCTATGATTTGCATTTTGCCTCCATTTTGTTAATGGTTTTTGATAATGCTTCGCCCATCTCATCCCACGCCTGCGACGTGAAACCTTGCTTCATGCCCGCCTTTGGCATTTTGCAGGCCGTGACGGCCCCTTTGGGCCACTTATACCCTCTGTGAATTAACAGTGGCGTTCCATTTTCTGATACGACAAGTTCATGCCCTGTTTCTGCGCAGTCTGGTCCATGACTGTTGATTAGCTCTTCAATTACAAATCGCGCCTTCAATGGATTCATCGTTGCCATAATCAGTCCTTCCGTCAATTCAAGTGTATCCCGTACGCAGATTGATCTTTGCAGTATATTTTCACCTTGCCACCTTTGCGAAGGTGGAAGTTTCGGGGATACGATATCTCCGCCGTTTCATCGAATACTTTCCATCCGTCCGGCGGCGTAAGTTTTCCCCGCACAATCTTTTTGGTGCATCGAGAGCAATATGCCGCTACGTTTTCCCGTGGTGTGCAGAAATCCGCGATGTGAATAGGAATATCACACCCGCAGTTTTTGCATCCTGTCGTATAGCAATCGCACATAATCAGTCCTTTCTATCCTTGCCCTTTAATTGCCCCTTGACGCTAATGCCAATTGTCGCCTATGGGCCACTTCCGTCATTAGGCCGCCAACCGTGAGCATTGCGCAGGTAGGCATATCGAGTTTGTATTGATTGCCATTTTCATCGCTGAAAACCAAACATAGATTGTCAGCGGCGAAATGTGACGCCGTTACTTTTACTGGTTTTGTTTTATGTAAAGTCATGTTCATATTATTACTCCTTTTCCCGCCTATCCTTGCCCTTGTTCACAATTTCGTATATTGCACCTTACACGCATCCCGCCAGCTTATCGGGCCTTTATTTGAACCGTCTACGTATCGTATGGATCAAAAACCCTTCATGTACTGTCAGCCGCCGTAACGTCGTTGCTAACCTGCCTATCGTCCGACGTTCTGAGCCATACGCACATCGGGGGCCGTACAAAATCTCTATCAAGGCCTTAAGCGCCTTTTGGTTGTCTTCTGGAGATAGCATTCCTGTCATTTTAACCGACATATTTTTCCTTTACTTCTTCCGGCAGATGGTTCCCGCAACGGTAACAATCATAGCCACCTGTATTACCTTTGTATATAGCGGGCATGGGACATCTTTCAATGCCACAGCACTTGCCTTTAATGGGGTATAGCTTTGTTTTTCTACCATTGGTTTTCGTGTTCCGATGCGACCAGCCTGCCAGGGCCATTCTCCAATACACCATTTTTGTTCTGCCCCGGAACCAGTTATTCGCTGCGTAATGATAAAAGAACGTCTCCGCGTCAACATTATAGCCTTTCTCGGCTATAGCCTCTTTTATTTCTTTAAGTGTTGGCGGTATGAAGTTTTTACTCATCAGTCATTAGCCTTATTCTTGCGAATCGCACGGGCCAAAGCCATAAGCTCCAGCCTATCGTCCGGCTCCCGACACATCCATAACAAGATACCAGCCGCAACAGCATCGGACTGGCAAGCGTCATCAGGTAACATCTTATCGAATAAATCCCGCTGCTTTCGGGGGATGGATGTTCCTATTGTTTCCATGTTAGCTCCTTCTCTTTCATATCAACTCCTCGTACTTCTCTCTATACGTCCAGTCGGGTTGTCGCTTGTTGTGCTTGTTCTCTTCGTACCATTGGAACTGGCCGGGCCGGGACTCTTTGAGCCATCGCAGAAAATTCTCCGCACTGTAACTATCGATGTGCGGTGATATTTCCGGGTCGAAGGCATGGCATCTTGTACACAAACAAATACCGTTGGCCAAGTCATGGCGAAACCGCAATCTGGTACGGCCGATAATGTGATGCGCGTTTTTCTGGTTGACGGTACTTTTACAATATTCACAATGCCCTACCTTTTTGATTTCTTCTGCCCAGGCGTCATCTGCTTTCCCTTTCCAGTATTTACTGTTGGGGTTGGCCTTGCGTTCAGCGAGAGTCGCTTTTTTCCGTTTCTTCTTGCTCATCCTGTGTCCTTTTATATGTAGCAACTAATCTGCGAAGTTTAAGGATGTGTTCCTCCACCTCTGCTACGCTATGGTGATTGCCAGCCATATAGATAGGTGCGCCAGGATAGTTCTCGTCGTCAATGCGATACCAGTAGATATCTGTTTTGAACACCGCCAGTGATTCCGATATTGCCTTGAGGTCGGCGAAGATGTTGCCGATGCGATTGTCTGGCCGATACATCCATGTTGATCCGCAGTTATCATGCGCACAACACGAGCCTACCTCTCGTAGTTCATACTTATTGCTTGCCGATTTAATTGTCAGGCACGGTCTATTGTTTTCGTCGTACCCATAATCCCCATGCCGCAGCTCCGGCTGCTCGGCCTCGGCAAGTACAGCCTCGCAACGTTCAATAACGCCCTTTGCCAGCCTGATTAACTCGTGGGTTTCCTCAATTATCTGTTTTGTGTCCATGTCCATACTCCAATCCGGGGCCTCCGTGCCCCTGCTTACCGTCCATGATTAGTCTACGGTTTCGTATGTTTGCTCGAAAATATCCGGCTTGCAGGGATAAAACTCGCCTTGCACACCCTTAATTATCCAGTCACCAATGGAAGCTACCATATCGCCTTCAAGTGTCTGGATTGTCAGTGTGGGATTCCCGGCGGCGTCCTGTGTTGGGCTGCAAGTACATCGCACAAAATTGAAAGCTCTGTCTTTGTTCTTGTCTGTAAACTGCTCGGCTTCAATTACTACTGGCTTCTTCCTGTACTTTGCCATTTTGTGTCTCCTTGCTTTAAGGTTATGCCGGGCGGCCCGGTCCGGTCTAATGATACCAGGCACGCCCGGCGCGTGCTTTAAGTATGTGTCAAATACCGATATATGCTCTGATACCCGTTAAGCTGTGCCTGTAAGTATTTCAACCGTTCCCAGTGAGCCTTGAGCGTCTTTTGGGCCACAATCATATCACAGAGCAAATCAGCAGCCCCGCCTTTGGCTTGGTGGTTTATCAGGGTCACAGCTACGCCGCTGGTTTTCAGGGCAAGCTCACGAATCGCAATATCCTTGTCATAGTCGCGCATAGATTCTGCTTCGGCGATAATTAAGTCCTTTGAGCGCTGCCCTTCTACTCGCAGAGCCTCAATTACCGATTCTATTTTTCGTGCTACTGCTACGGCTTCCTCTGCCATTTTCATTTCTCCAAGAGTGCGGGGTGCTGGTGGATGTTGCCGATTTTTTTAAGCTCATCAAGTTGGTAGTCATAAAATGGGAAGTAATAATTCTCGATAGGTAAGTCCGCCAACGCAAGAAACCCATATCTGCCAACGTCACCCAAGTAATCAATTCTAAATCTATAGCCATCTTCATCTTCGAGAATGTCGCTTTCCCACCAATCCATTTCTGGCCCATCCTTGTCCTTGAGGCCGGTGTATTGCATGAGAATAACTGACGGAAACTCATCGACGGCAGGCGCATTGCAATGTAGAAATTCCGGCGGCAAGCTCCCGTATTCCGTACCGGGCCTACCCTTGAATCCAAGCCAAAACGCATAACACATTTCTTGCTCGTTTTTATCCCATGCCCTGAACTTTATCTCTCTGCTCATTTTCATTTCTCCTATGTGCCCCGCCCGCCCCTGCGCCAGTAATAATAACATCCTGTCAAGCACAGGGGGCCGTCCGTGGAGCGGGGCCGGTTTGCTGGTTTAGAACTTGTCATCATCAGCTGGCGGCGGCGGGCTGTCGCCTACCCAGTCGGGATTCGACGTTCCCGGTCCTTGTGAGGTCTGTCGGGCCGCAATGGGAACCTGCTGCGGAACATACACTCGAAGGCCACCAACCTTTTCACCGGCAAACATCACATCCGGGTCATTGTAAAGAACAATTTCCTTACCAATCCAATCATCCAAATCATCGCTGCCAGTAACAGCCTGTATCCGTTCGCCATTGGTACAGTTCAATATCATAGGCTTGACATCGCCCTGAAACTGTAGGATATATTTCAGTTCTGTCGGGTCCGAGTCTTTCGATACATCTTTTTGCTCATACCCCGCAATAACCACCTTCAGTCCTTGCGGGCCACAATCCTCTTTTGCCAGATACTTACTGTTCTTGAGATCGCTTACTTTTGCCATGTTCATGTTCCTTTCTGTGTTTATGGCTCATTTGGGGCGACGAACCGAACGCTTCGCTTCGTCTGCTAATTCCTGTTCAATATCACTTTCAGGCCGTCTACTAGACCATCCCGGCCTCACTCTGGCCTGTTCCATGTGCTCAATCTGCTGTTGGGGCTTGCGTATCATCAGATAGCTCCTGTTTTTTTCTAAACTGGCCCTTCCTGACGCATCCCTCGCCTGAGTTTGTCGATTTGGGCTTGCGTTGATAGGGCCTGACAGCCCACAATGGGCATGACTTTGCAGTGCATTTATGGACTTCCGCCTTCTGCCATCCACAGCAATCCGTACACCGGGCATTGATACATGCACGTAAACTCTTGCCCAGCATGGCCTTATCATATATTTTCAGACAATTATCCGGTACATATTTGCGTTGAGCGGCTATTTGTTGGTCTCTGGTGCTCATTATTCACTTCCCAACGGCAGGGGGTTTGTCTTGTCCTTGTCGCAGAGATCGTTGAATGTACAGTCAAGACCCTCAGTTGACCCGCTGGGCCCCCAACTTGCACACGGGCCTAATTGCTCCGGCTCCGGCTGTTCGTCCACTGGCGGCGAAGGTGACAACCCCCATGACCTCCTGCGCATAGCCAGTACAAACGCAGCTATCACGTCAAGCTGGTTACTGGTCAGGTTCTTCATATCTTCGGCTATTACAGCTATTTTGGCGTCGTAGTCCGTGTTGTTGAATGTCTGCTGGCCTTTGGCCATGTGCCGGGCAAGGTCGGCAGGGGGAAACGAATATTGCGAGCAGCCCGATGTGAACTGAGGTAGTCCAGACGCCAAACATGCTTTCGTTATACATTTTTCACAATCCTGTGTCATTAGTCTATCTCCTTGAACCATGAATATCGACATCGTGGGCAACACTTGTAATTCGTCGCTCCGCCTGAATTCTGTGTTCTTGGCGGTATCCCCGCCCATCCACATTGCAAACATTGTTCCGTTTTTCGCTTCACTATGACAGGCGGTTCAGATACATCCGGACAGGACATGCGCAAGAACTCGTCTTTTGCATGGTCCCGCCACCAGTCATCGTAACCATTATCGGCTAAGCTCATTTATTATGCTCCGAACAAGTCCTGCGGTATCCTTTATCAGACGGCCAGCCACATACTATTTGTTTCTTGCAGCCTGGTTCATCGCACTGCATTTCGGGTACGGGATGCGGCTCTTTCCAGCCAAGAACATCAAAGGCATATTCCAAGTCCGATAATCCGTTAGTTGTAAGTCCACCCTTTCTGTCGTTCCATCCACCAAACTGATAACACATACCTTCAAGTGCAGCCGTCAACTGCCCTATCTCCATAAGACAATCGGGCATGTCTTCTGCCAAAAGGGTATGAAATCTCATTGGATACCCCCCATCCCCAACCAGTGCTTCGTACCGGGCCTTGATTTGCTTTAATCGTTCCGGGGTCATGGGGTGGACTCCTCATACCAGTGGTCGATGTCTGGAAAAATACGATTCGCCTTTGCAACTTGCTCCGCAGCATCCCACTTCTTGAATCGTTTAGTGCCTTCTCCGGTTTTGCCTGTGAGTTTCGATTTCCATTTAATTACATATTCCATTGCATGCACCTCCTTTACCATAAGCTCTTTTGCGTATTGGTCGCCTATTGCCCGCACATGGGCCGCTTCCGTTGCTGGGCCATAGACACCATCCTCGGCCAGTTTCAGGTCCGGATAACGTCGGTTTAGTACCCGTTGCAAGTCGATGGTGGATAATAATTGAGCCGGGGCCTCCATCGGTGTGACTTCGACCCCGACTCTGGGGAGAAACTCATGTACCAACAACGTAGCCCAGATAGTTACGAGAACTATGATGACTATGCCAAGCAGGGCTTTTAGGCTTTGGTATTTGGTCATTTCGGACTCCGGAATAATACGTGGGTCGCGTGGAGGACTTTGGCTTTACCGGATATCACCCAGTCAAGTTGAACCTCTCTATAAAGCTTGCCGTTCCACTCGTACATAATAAGCTCATTGAATAAATCAGAATACCCTTCAAACTTGAAACCGCCAAAATTCTTGTATCTGGGTGCATCGCAAGCGTATTCAGAAACATTACCATCAGGTCTTTCAAAATACAGTTTTCCACCATCTTCGTATATCTCACATTCCACTATCTCCGGCTTCTCTGCGTAGTCGGGGCGCAGGCGGTAGGTGTAGCCGGGACTAAATACAACTGTGTTGCCAAGAGCTAACCACTCCCCATTAGCTGCACCTAACCGTTGAAATTCATCTTCTCCGATTTCCCTCGCCTTTGCTTGCAACTCCGGCGCCATCTTGCAAAATGCCTTCTCGTTTGCTTTGAGTTGCTTGATTACGTTGTCCATCTTTCTATTTCTCCTGTAAATTCAAAAAATCGAACCATCCGGGCAAGGCTTCCCCAATCTTGCGTCCATGATAAATTGTGTTTGCTTAAATTCATGCAACCAGATGCCTCTGTAGCAACGCACCTACCATCCGCACAGACGTTATCATACGCCGCCGACTGATTCGATTGTCAAAAGAGCTTACCGCCAGTTGCCCATATTCGCGTCTGTCTGGCTGCTGTACTGCACGTTTCCGAGCCTCCAAATCGTCGCCCACATCAGGACGGTTAGAGACAGTGCTATTGCATAGTTCATTGTTCTATTCTCCTTTAGCTTTCTTGATTGCTGCGTTGCCCTGCAGGAGAGCATCCCACGGACGGCCGCTTTGTGATGGGAAAAACCCGGTCTTGCATTCGATTAGCATTGCAAAAAGAGTGTCGATAGCGTCATGTTGTGCTTCGCACGCCGCCAGCAACTCGTCAAAGCTGTTAGCCGCTCGCAGAAGAAATTGAGCATCCCGGACCCCACGCTGCTTTTTAACACAGATTGCAGCCAAGCAATGTTCCCCCTGCCATATCCCTTGATAATATTTGCCTCTTAGCCGTAGCTCGTAAAGTGGCTTTGCTGATTCAGTCATTTTGCTCTCCGTTCCTCGAACTCATAACAATATTGGTCCGCTACTGTTGCAAGCCACATCGTGTCCCAACTTGCAAACAAGACCAGAAACGACCTCCCTACAGCACGCTGCGCCACAGGAGCACGTTTTCTACATTGTCCCAAAAATTTCTTATTTGAATATTTCATCCAAAAACGACAGTCACCACAAGTCATTTCCGTCTCCTTTTCTTCAATTTCGCGGCAAGCTGGGCAATTACGCTACTCTGAACATGCCACAAGAGCCACCTGCCTGTGAACTTGGCCGCCATTCGCCTACGCCGCAAGCGAAACCCGCAAGGTGCAAAAGATTGATGACCTGTTCAGCGGTGAGGACTCCTGCATTGAATTCAATATGCAGCATTGCTTCCCAGCCAGTCCACCCGCCACGGTAACGAACATCGGATGTCCCTTGCCCTATCCGTACCATATCTGTCCGCATGGCCGGAGTCGCCTTTTCAATCAGTACGAACTCGCCGAGGACATGAAATGCCCCTCTGGCAAGTGTCATGGGTATATCGTCAATGTTCCGGCAAGCTGCTACCATTGCCTTTTTGAAGGACCGCGACGGAATACCAAACCACTTGTGCTTGTCCGGGCTTTTCTTCGGAACAATGCCATTGCCGTTTTTGTCCAACCAGTACATGCTTGCGCAGTATTCGTCATGCGGGACACGCGGGGGTTTCTTCTTTGACTTTGCCTTGCCCTGCTGCTTGTCCTCAATCATCTTGATTGATTTCGGGTCCCATGCGTGCATAATCAGTTCAGAACCCGGCTTGCCGATTACATGCACATGCAAGGTTTCCAATTTAATTGGCTTGATTTCCAATACTTTCGTTTCTTTTTTCTTTGCCATTTTCTTGCCCTTTATTGAAGTACAATTAACCTTACCTTGCCGCACCTGACCCTACCTCACCTAACCAAACCTGCCATACCCGACCGTATCGTTCCGCACCTTATCATAGCCTACCTTACCTGCCATTCCTATCCATACCTCTAACTACCGCACCGCATCATATTATACCTAACCCGACCTGCCTTACCTCATCCAACCTCAACCCACCTCTCCATGCCTGGCCAGTCCTAACCTGCCAAACCTTAGCCAACCAATCCTGACCGGACCCAATCCCACCACACCTGCCTAACCGCACCTTGCCAAAACCCACACTATCAGACCCAACCCCACCTGCCGTACCTGACCGCACCATGCCACACCTCGCTCCGCCATGCCGTACCACACCTGCCATTCCCGACCCAGCCGGAACCTAACAAACCGAACCTTGCCGGACCTTACCCGTCCTAACCTGCCTAACCATAACGAACCTGTCCGAAACATATTCGACCGGACCGAACCGGACCGCGCCACATCGCACCCGACCCTATATTGTTTTAATCGCTTCAAATATCACCTCAAACTCTGTGATATTCTTGTATTTTTGCTGCCAGTTTTTAATCTCAGTGATCGCTTGCAGTTTGACGCAATCCCACATTTCGGGATCGTTGCGGGCATTTTCCACAGTGGTATAGCCCTGCTTCGCCTCAGTGTTGACATGGTGAAATGCCCGAACCGTAAACGATGTCTCGTCCTCACGCTCAATCATTACGTCAATACACCGGAGAATATACTGAGCCTGCGTTATCCGGTATGCCCGTGCCGCCGCAGTATCATCCCACTCGAAACACCTGTGAAGCGGAGAACTCTTGCGTTTGGCATCCTTAACCAAATCTGTCGGAGTAATAATCCCGTTCTTTGCCAGAGATTCGATATGCTCCCCGATGACATCTGCATCAGCGCCTGCGAAGGGTTGACGTTTCCATTTGTAATACATTACTTTCTCCTAAAATTAAAGCCGCTCCCCACCAGTGGTGTCGGTAAACAGGACAGACGGGTCGCGGCTTGTTTGGGCTCATTTGATTGCATCATCCTGTTTACCATATATACAGCCTATCACAGATTCCCGGGAAGTCAAGAGGCAAAGTAAAATAAATCTCATGTATTTTTGTGGCTAATAGTTTCATAAGATATATTAATATAAAAAGCCCCCGACCGTGTATGGCAAGGGGCTTCGGAGGAGGGGTGATGAAGGAACTTTATGTCTTTTTCTTGACTCGGCGTTTCTTGACTTTGACCCTGCGCTTTTTAACTTTCACTTTATGTGCCATGATTAGTCCTTTGTTAGAGATTCAAGTTTAACACTGTTTACGGCCTGAATAGTAGCTTGCTTTGCCTGTTCTGCCTGTATGGCGTCCAGTTTCGAGTCGATTGATATCATAGACTCGGCGGCTTGCACGGCCACATTCTTGATGTCCTTGGCGTTCAGTTCGATTTCATGGATATCCTTTGTGTTGGTTTCGACTTTAATCTCAACTTTGGTAATATCCTCTGTGTTATGCCCTATCGTTTTATAGGTGATGCCGCATACGAACACCAAAGTTACTATTGTTGTTACCGTCCTGCCCCAATTATGCCACTGTTCCTTTGCCATGCTGCTCTCCTATAAGAAATGTATTATACATCGGGCATTTCCATTTGCACCCACAGTCTCTAACGCGTGACCTATTTCCTGAAAATGTTCGGCCACAGCAGGATTATTGGATGCGTCGCCACGGCCCGGAGTTGCACTTGTTATAATTCTGTCCTGTATCGTAGTCCCACCTGCATCCATGTGAACATCTGCTATACCGGCAATCACAACCCATGCCTCGCTCCCGTCGGCTACGCCACTATCTAAAAACACACCTACAGGAAACAGATTGCCCGCATCTGTTATATCAACCGCATCAGCCGTTGCCGCCGCAACTTGGACAACGTCACCGGCAACGCTATTTGCGCCACTTTTGTTAGTTAACTTTACAGCATAGCCACCGATAGACGTTAATTTGATTTTGTTGCTTTCTATGCCCGCTCCGGGCGTACTTTCCAGAAGACTATCAGTAAATATGTCCCCTTCGACTTCCAAATCATTCTGTACGCCAAGATCGGCACCGACACCGGTCGTATCACAATCTATATTGTGAAATATATTATTATTTGTTCTCCAATAAGTAACTTTAACAAAATCCGTATCTGCCGGGGCAGGTCCCGCAATAAGCAGAGACCGGGGATTATACGTAGCATTGCCAACGCCGGATTTAGGAAGAGCAAATCGGCAAGTGCTGCCAGTTGATTCCGCAAAAATAAATTCTATCTCGCTTGTTACCGGACCAGCTATATTTCTAATAAGCACCGCACCATCTAAGTCTATACCGTCAGTATGCGAAGTCCTGCCGATTGAAGCATTACCCATTTGTATCATGCCATACGTTGGCGACCCATCTGTATCGCCGACTTTTAAGTCATAATTTGTACGCCCACCGTCAGCGATCCCTTTGACAGTCAAAACGCCCTCAACCCATCCTGCTCCCTGAACTTCTAAATCACCTGCAACCAACAGATTACTGCCTGAATCGGCAATGTGGTTCGGCTCAACAATACCTGTACTGAATATATGAACATTGCCTGTTAGAACTCCCTGCGTCGCCATCAAGCCAAGGAGATGCCGTCTATCTAAACCTGCTATAACACCGTCTGGTACAGGATGCACCACTAACGCGAGCAAACCCATTGCAAAAAGTGATCTTCGTTTTGTTGCGTTCTCTAATGACATTACGCGTACTCAGCCTTTGTAGTAGTACCGGCAGCATCAGACAGTGTTGCCGTAGCTATTGTTGTACCTGCATTGTTAGCTATCGTCTGAGCAGTAGATGTAGCTGTTTGTTCATTTCTTAGGGCCATAAACATAATATTGATAGCGTCCAAGACACTCGCATTAAAAGCGGGTATTCCTGCCAAATCACTCATTGTCTTTGCCCATATCTCCGTTACGGCATCAGCGGCAAGGGCATCTGCACTTAACGCATCTGTAGCCAGATTCTCAGCACCTATAGCGTCGTCTGCAATTTTAGCGTTCGTAATGCAATCTGCATTAAGTTTGGCTGCGGTAACTGTATTGTCCGCAACAACTGTCGACGTTATAGCGTTTGCTGCAAATGTGGCAGCTACTACTGCCCCGGTTGCAAGATGTTCAGCCGCGATAGCATCATCTGCGATCTTGGCCTCAGTAATGGCGTCGCCATTTATTGATGCCGCCGTAATGACATTTGCTGCAAGACCATTGACAAGGGTTACTGCCGCAATGGTATCACCTACAACGACATAATCGGCAGACACAATAGTTCTCGCCTCAAACTCGGCAACTGTCGGAAGGTCTGCAATATCGGCACTGATAGTTGCGCCTACAGCAGCACCCAACACAGAAGCGAGAGCTGCACTATCTGTTCCACGCATGAACCGATTCTCGATACTAAAAGTGCCCACCCAGGCATTGATAGTGGCTCCGTCAACAGTTGTACCGTTTATTCTTGCTTGGTAATCATTTCCAGTTGCGAACCATCCCGCATCAGTAACATCGCTTGTATCGACTGCAATTAAGTGCGAACCATTATTAGCACCGATATTGAGCGTAAGAGTAACTCCTGCTCCGGGGGTAGTCTGAACAACACCGTTTTTCCAAATCTCCACATCTCCCTGTGCTAAATCTGTTATTGTGACCGATGCGCTTGGGTCATTGGAGTCAAAAGTATTAAACGGAATATAAACCGTTGCATCGTCTACGAAATCGCCAACATAATTCACTGTTCTAATCCTTTAATTTAACATGCTATTGGCCCGGCAAACGGACCATATAGAGGATGAGTTAATGGTCCTTTTGGATTTGCCCCGACCACTACCGGGGCTTGGCCCATCCATACCGGGTCCTGCCGGAATAATATGTAAAGGTCTCTGTGGAGTTGATGGACTTCGCTGGCGGATAGAATACGATTGTAAATGTAAACTATTTCCATCAAACCATTCCATTCATTAGCGCCAATGGTAGACCTGCCGATCCGTATATCTACCGATGTTGACATAGCCTGACCGCTTACATCGACAGGAGCACCGTCTGCTACACCATCAATATATACTTGCCCATTACCACTCCTGTCCGCAACCGCTCCAACAAAGTGGCAATTACCATCGCCTATATCAATAGTGCCTTTGACGTCAATTCCATTAACAGATAGCCATACAGCACCGCTAACGGTTCTAAGAACCCAGCCGTCATCATTAGCGTCCCTTTTGTCTATTATAACGTCGTCGGGAACACCAACATTACTTTGTACCACAGCAAACATAGAAAAATCCTGAGTTGCAGAATCGAATCGCAATTCTGAACTATCCGAAACATTGATATAATCATTTGAGCCGGGAAAATTGAGTGCGACACCATTTCTGCCTCCCGTCCAAAAAAGATCACCGACGAATATGCCATAATTGCCATTGCCACTCAGGTCATTTACGATCCTTCCAGTACCTTCATTCAATAGCCAATAAGCTGCAAGCCCTCTGGCAAGAGGATGTGTTAATTGCGGCTTTCTAAATATCCTTGGTTTCAATCTCATATTAACTCGCCAGCGGAATATCTGCTGTTTTGATTTTCGCGGACACCGCTAATTCCTGCCCGCTTTCGTTTACGACTGCAATCTTAAAAAGATTATAATCCCGTGGATCAATCGAAAACTGGATAGCAACAGAATCATTCTGGACCGGCGTAACTGTCAACTTAAACGGCGCACCAACTTGTGCGCCTGCAAGGCCGGGGGCATCCTCAAAGATAGTATCGTTGAATGTACCCAAGATAGCCACAGTTACACTGTTTGCCACGACTGCACCAGTGTTGTCTTCCGTAAAAAGCATTCCAATTATTATGGCCGATTTGGTATCCACTGTAATTGTGTCGCTTGTATCTGTAGCGTCATCTGCTAAGGCATTTGCATCCCAGTTGCCGCCAGACTCTTGCACGAACGCAAACGCACCCCAATCGTGTCCTGTATTTGCCATATCATTACTCCCTTGCTTCTAAATTAGTTTTTGCATCAGCCTGCAACCTGCTAATAATAGAATCAGCAACAACTTTATTCTTTTCATATTGTGCCCATACTAAATCCCACAGAGCCTTTTCTTGCTCATCGGTTTCAAGTATAGCGTCTCCAATACTTACGCTTCCTAACGCTGTGTCCGGATTAGCGTCATCGAATCTGCGAAACATAGCAGAATAATGACCAGTTGCTTTTTTTGTAAATTTCGCGTCCCATGTTATTGCCATGATTTTACTCCGTAACGCCACCTGCTAATATTCTTGTCATTGTTACTGTCCCAACCACATCCAGTTCCGAACCTGGAGTAGCTGTCAGTATTCCCACTCGCTTATTCGTATCGTCCCAAAACAACTCACTGTTCTCTGTGTTCACCCACCGTTTCAAGGTATCATCCCAGAACAACATCTCGCCTTGGGCTGTGCCGCTCTTCAATCTAATATCAATTAGTGGGTGGATTTCCATTTATTGTCCTATTGGCTCAACAAATAAAAGTTCAGCCCTGGCATCTTCTCTGGCATCAGACAGAATATCTTGTAGCCATTGCCTGCGAGCAAAGTCTTCTGGTTTTAACCTGCGCAATTGGGGAAACAATTCTAATTCGCGCTTTATAAGTTGGATATATGTATCATTCAGAAAATTATGTTGCTCAGCATTTAGTTTAACATCGCCAAGGGTGGCGCCTAATCCATTTATGGATATATTACTGTCTTCAAATAATTTGTACTCTTTTCCAAGTCCATCTCGTACCCGGCGAAATGCCTTTTCCGATGCCTTACTTATTCTTCCTGCTGTTTTACGGGTCATGCGCGACATGCCCATTTCTTCTTTCAATCTGTCAGTTCTGTCTAAATCGTCATTCTCAGCGGACCATAGAACCTCTTCTTTGCGAAACGGAACGAGATCGGCGAAGTCTTTGGCGTACATTTCCTGTGCCTTGTCGTTTACCATTAGTTCGTATTCTTTACGGGCAGACGGCTCGTAAGTCTGGACACCAGCACCAAGAAACCCTAACCCTATTGTACTCACCCCACTTTCAATAGCATCAGCATAAGAAGCCCCTTCTGATTCGTACTCACTAAATATCTTTTCTTTAATATCTTGCAAATATAATGGAATAAATTTATTTCGTATAACTTTAGCTAACACTTTTGGGTCATCAATATCCTCGCCCTCAAAAGTAGAGCCAACAGCTTTATCTATAGCCAAAGACCATAGAGGATTAAGTTTCCCCGTAGCATATCGCTGTGCAATATCTGCGGCGGCAGCATCTTTAATTAATCCTGTTGCAGTATCTTTAGTTTTGCCAGTTGCCAATCGCGCCAACAGGACTTGTATTTGCATATCCCCACCCATGATATCGAATCGGGTATTCCCGCCCTTTTCCTTAATCTTCAAAAAGTCGGGACTTCGTGGGTCGTTCTCGACTTCAAAGCCATTCTGTGCAGCATAATGGGCAAGACGCTCATATCTTCTCCATCTTAATACAGTATCGCTTGCAAGCATTCGCCTCATGGCATTGGGCGTATCGTTTCCAAACATTAGTTGCGCAGCCACCCGATGCCGATTCCATTTAGATGCCGAGAACCGGGGCGCGAATAAAACAGATTTTGCAACCTCGGACATATTTTTCATTGTCTTGTTAGCTGTTGCGATATTATCAATATCCGCTCTACCTGTCATATTATTTACGTAAGACGCCCATTTCTTAACGAGATCATCGTCGCCCGCCCGGCCCGTATGTTCGAGTATCCTCAATCCCTCATCAAACCAATCTACGCGAATCTGATTTAGCCCGGACACGTACCCTCTCTCGAAAGATTTAACGATTTTGCCAAGTACCGGAACCTTATGTAACCATTCAGACATAAACACTTCTTCTCTACCTAAGAGTCGGGCGCCGTCATCAAATCTGCCCAGAAATAGTCCGTGTTCTACACCGACCTTACCAGCTTTACTAAAACGAAATGCATCGTCCATGTGCCGGGCATATTTGGGCGATAACAATGATCGGGCAGCAACAGCAAAAGACCTGATAGCATCTTTAGGTCGGGTCCATGCTCGAAAATTGGCTTGTCTTAAAAGAAAAGAAAGTTCCCCCGTAGTCATAGCAGTTCTCGATGTTGCGGCTAACCCCTTCATTACTTTACCACCGACAGCAGCCATTTTTCCGGCAACCCCTACCTCTTTGGCAGTGAATTTGGCAAGGCTGTTGGCGAAATCATGGCCCAATACATCCCTCAACAGTTCCACTTCGCCTCTCGTCAATAATTCACCATATTCGTAGAGTTTCGCAAGGGCTTCGTGCGCATTAGCTTGTGTAAAAATCTTGCCAGCAAAATCATGGTTTGCAATCACTTTGTTTAATGTCGTCAAATCGTCCGCGGCTTTCGTTGACACATCCAATAATGGAGTAAATGCTTTTTGTGCCTTCTCAGTTCGTCCTGCAGCTCTCATTCTTGCCGCTAATCCGGGACCGTATTCCCCCGTCTTATCGGCGTTTCTCTGGATAGCGTGCATTCTGGCCGCGCCCTGCCTTCTTGCAGCATTTATAGTTTCTTTTTTTGTAAGTCTTGCATCTCCGGATTGTTTGATATATTCAAAAGTTCTCCGGAAAGCATCGTCTATCTCTTGCTGGGGCGGTTTAGTTCCCAGCTTTCCAACTTGCCTGAATCTTACAGCTTCATCAATAGCAGCTAATTCATCATCTGTCATTTGACCAAGAAGCGATTTTATTCCTTTTCGCTTGGCAAGGTCAGGCCCGGCATCAAACGCCGTCTTCGTTAATTTGGCAATGCCTTTCCTCGCAGTTGTACGAACTGCCTTGGCCACATTGGCTTCTATAATCAATTCGCCAATGACATCATACACCCATTCGTCTTCTTCTCTTATAGGAATAATGTCGCCAACAGCGCTGCCTATTCCAGGCAATGTACTTTCGGGAGCAGATGGTTGGGTAAGTATGGCCGGTATCTGCTTTATCTGTTCTTGCTGTGTACCGGCTATCGCAGCCTTTTCCTTAAGTGCAGTACCAGATGCGAGCGGATTGGCGGTTCGCATGAGGTCCGCCATAGCAATCCATAAATTCTGACTTCTTCGTATGTCCCCAAATCTTTCCGTTATTGCAGATACACCCGTTAGTGCCATAGCGGAACGTATCAATCGCGATGGATATCCTAAGCCGAAGACCGTCTTCTGTAACCCCGATTGAAATCTATCACTGTGCAGTACCTCACCTAAATCGAATTCACCTGTTATACTCATATCCTCCGGCAAAGAAGATGGGTCTGCCATACCAAAATCGTCGAAACCTATTTCTATATGCCTTTGCGCAGCAATAGCTTCTATACTCCTGCCTTGCTGGGCCAACTCTTCATTTGAAGTAATGCCCTGAAGATCAACTGGATCAACCTGATATCTTTGATTAAGACGAATTAGTTCTTCAATACTCACTGACCAATTACCTTTAATATGCCTTCAATTGTTTCACCTCGGTCTACGGCTTCCACAACTGCTGCCCGGCCACGACTATCTAATACCTCCCATTTACTTGTTGGAAAATCACTGGGCTTTGGTATTCGTTGCCCGGAAAATTCTTTGAAATCGTTTATTTTTTCACCTAATGTTTTTTGTCTGACTTGCTCCCACACCTTTGACGCAATAGCCATAGCCTCTACGCCACTCACAATATCTTTTCCGGTGAGTCGCATTGTCCGGTCAATCTCGGATCGTATCAACGATAATTGATGTCTATTGACTTGGATAAGAAACGCGTTATTGCCAGCCTCTCTTTGTTCCGCCGGAGTCAATGTTCCAGCCTGGCTTCTGACAATAAATCTCGCGTCCCTATTTGTCAATCTACTCAATAACGCATTGCTTATTGTATCAGTTGACAATTTAACAGCAGCATCAATAGCGTCTCGACCTCCTTTTTTCGCCAAACCTCTAAACCTGTCTCTTTCTTCTCTGGTAAGTTTGCCATCTATCGACGCAGCATTTACTTGTTGATTAAACTGTGTTCGATCAATCGTGCCAGACTCCAATGATGTTAATAGACTTTCTAATCTTTGAACTGTTATATCTTCATCTACAAGAGGCCAGTTTTTCTCTACATCTCGCTTTGCAAAATTCTCTTCATCGCTAATAAGTCGCCTTTTGGCAGCAGCGGGAATAAGTTTGCTTTGCGAAACATCTGTTACTGAAGCAGTTCCATCAGCTAACCCATCATACAGTCTGTCCTCTTCTTCTTGTTCAATACGATTCTTTTCCGCTAAGGTATCTGCTGCAAGTTGCACTTCTCTGGCATTAGCCAAATTAATAAGCGACTGTATATCACTACTCGCTAATTCATTTTCGGGAATAATACCCTTGCCTTTTTCCCTGGCTGCAAGTTCCGTGTTCAGTTCATCCTCAACAACTTGTGGCGATTGTGCTATCCTGTCTTGCCAAGAATCAATAGTATCTTGTTTTTTCAACTTCCTCCCTGCTTCTCTTGCAGCCTTAATATCATTGAGGACTTCGACTTTATCTTTGCCCATATTTGCGCCGTTGTCCCTATACCGAACAATAGCCTCAAGTTGCTCTTTTGCGCCTCCGGTACGGAATGCTTCCGTCATAGCTTCGGTTTGAGCCTCAATAGTGTCTGTGCGCAATTGCAACGTAGCTGCCGTCAGCGCCTTTGCGGTTGATACCGCACTGTACGTCTCTGACTTCAACCGTTCAGCAATCAAGGCATCAGGGGAAAAATCAAGAGCCGATATTTCCTCTGAAACACTTTGAGTCTGTTTTTGCGTAAATGATTCCCATTCCTCTTGTGGATTAGTCGCCTGAAACTGTTTCCGTTCTTCGTCCGCAAGTTTCCGTATCTTATCTGCCCTAACGGACAAATTCGCATCTATCATCTGTTGTCGTTTTTCTTCGATAGCTTCTCTGCGGACACTCCTCCTTTGTAATGCCCCCGCCACAGCCAACCCCGCCTGTCCGATAGCCACACCAACCGCCCCCGCTCCAGTTCTCGTATCAATATTTGCGCGGACGGCGGTTGATGGAGTAAATCCTAACTCTTGTGTTGCCCGTTGTATTCCAAACTTTGCCATTACGCGAATCCCGTCAGCAATGTACCACCTTTTTTGCCTACCGGCGTCGTAGCCAATTGTGTGCCGAATCTTATACTGGCCGCCCTCGCAGCAGCCTTGCCTCTTTTCCTTGCCAACTTGCCTGCCAGTACATCAAGTTCGGCCTGAGACTCGGCTCGCCTTGCAGCCACTTCTCCCTCGAATCCTATCAAGAGATTCTCAAGTTCCGATTCGGCGGCCTGTTCTGCAAGTATATCCGCAGCCACAGGAGACTCAAGTCCGCCAGCAGCAGCTATTTTCGCAGTTAAAGCACTTTGTGTTCTCACCGCAGTTTCAGCCTGTCGTTTCTGGGCAAAACCCGCCCTTGTTTTGGCAGCTTTTCCCTGTTGTTTAGCTACGGCGGCATTGAAATTATCTATATTCTGGGCAGACTTGCCTTCTGCCCTTAGTGCCGTAGCACCGCTTAACTTTTCAAATATTCCACCCATTATATTACCCTTGCATATAAAAACGCATTACTTCTATCGGGACACTGTTGGGCCATGAGGCATTCTCGCTTAAATCCAAACGCCTCTATCATTTTGATAGCTTGCGGGAAGTCATCTCTAACGTAAGCCTCGGCCCGATGAAGGTTATTTACCTCAATCAAATGTTCCATCTTCTCACGTATCGCATACAAGGCCCTGTAGCCGTGTATGCCGTCCTTTCTGCATTGGGCAGTCAACATTAGCCATAACAGCCCCACGCCCTCCCAGCGGACACACAGGCCGCCTACTGCCACAATAGCACTGTCATATATCACACAGTAAGTATTCTCGTCAGGAACTTCCATATATGGATAGTTCTTTATTGCGCCTTCGTATGGATTCTGTCTGACAAAAGCCAAATCCTCTTGCGTAGCTTTCCTGAATTCCATCATCGGCTCGTTTTATCCACTCGTGGAACTATAGCTCTAACCGTGCATGGTAAAGGATCGGACTGTGAAAGAACGAGATCGTCCTCTACGTCAAATCCACCATCGGTCGCAACGACAACAATACCTGTAAACAAACCTTCTGTTTCACTCGTGTTCTTCCATCGTGCATCTTCCCAATTAATAGGGAATAAGGTCGTATCAGACGCGCCATATTTCATATTCAAAGTATCATGCACACTAAATACGACTTCGGCAATTTTCTTTATACTACCCATTGTAGTACCACCAGGAAGATTCATGTCCAACCGCATCGGAATTGCTTTCGATGTATAGGGAAGACCGACACGAACATTGCGGGCCGGAGTCGATAACGTAATTTGCCCGCCTGAAACCCTTTGGTTGTCAATTACTTCTCCGTCAGCAAGAATAGATACCGTTCTTCCTTCCAAATGACCCAGTTCCGACACAGTTGATGTCAAGATACTGTTATAAATAATACCACTGTCTACAAAATATGAATTCTCTTTTCTGATATCAAGAAAGCGTGATTCAAATTGTTCTATATAAACTTTCGTATCCCCATCAACAGACCGAACGATGGAAATCCATACTTCATCTTCTTTTGCAGCGGGGATAACTGCTACCGACTGAACCAAACCGTCCATAGGGTGCAATGCCCATGCAACGACATTTTGCTCTCGCTCGTAACTTAACGATAATAAATTGCCATTATCCAATACACACCACAGCAGAGAATCCGGGTTCTTTTGGTACGCAAAATTTACTATCCCGGACGTAGTTATGTTTTCTGCCAACGCTGTTAAGTCAGGGGCGAGAAACTTCTGTTCCGCATCAGAGAACACAAACTCTCTAACCTTGCGCCCGACATTATCAACGAATAACAGAACAGAACCTACTTCCGGCGCCTGTAAGGCTGCACTGCCGTGACCGCTCTGTTTTCTAATACTAAAATCAGTCGGAGTCAATGCTTGATCCAATTGAGATGACCGTATTCGTGTTTCGTCGCCACCATCTCCGACTATCAATGCTTCGAGAGCGGAAATCCACTTTATAATATTGGTACTTGGCAAATCCAACTGGAACGAATCAGAATCGTTAATGCCTGCCTCGAAATTATCAAATCTACCGATTTCACTAAGCCATAGTCTATTGGGATTATTGAAAGTCCCGCCATAAATTATTCTCTCTTCAAACAATCCTATTGCAGCGGGAAATCCCCGTACATCGGACCATGCGCCCTCGGCCCATCTTATCGTATCTGTGGTCTGGCTGACTTCAGATACAACTGTTATGGATGCTTCGGTATTTGAGTTAATGCCGTTAATTCTTACGATGCCAGACTGTGTGCTTGATGTAGCTTCAAGGTCTGCACGAATAGTTCCACTGTCATAGGCAGTTACATTTATTCTGTAACGAACATTATCCTCTTCTTCTATGTCCCTCAATTGAACATTACGATCTCCCGTTGCGCCTACTATCGCAGAAACAAAGGTTCTAAATGGCTCCCAGCCAGCGTCGTTTTCGTTTCTTTCCAACGCAACAGTACCACCCCAATTACCATGCGTATTAAAGTTAAAACTGCCTTTTATATCAAGCGGAATACCTATTACTCCAATGGCTGTCGCTGTACCATTTACAGAACTTGTATTCACTGCGAGACTGGCCGCTATTGTCCCGGACGTATGAGTCGTAATCTTCATGTGATACCGAGCACCTGCGGTTTCTTCTGTAGACTCGAAAGTCTGCGGCCCACCAAGAAATATTTTAACGTCAGTGCTGGTTACAAAGTCATCAATACTTCTTTGTAATCGCAAAGTTCCGATAAAATTGGTAGTAGCGGAAAAGATAAAATCACCAAACACATCTATTGTTTCACCAAGTATCACATCTATTGGTGCTCCGGGTATTTCTGGGGGCGGTTGTGTTCCATTCGTTTGCCTGTTTACTCGCGGATGTGTCAGTTTGAACAATGCTCCAACATGGCCCTCCTCGAACGCACCGGCTGAACGGGTTAATGTGCCCGGCAACCCTGCCCCGGTTACGTCCACATTCATTGTAACGCCATCATCTTCCGCTATATCGTTTCTTTCGAGGAACGGTCCTTTCGTAAACTCAATCTCGTCCAGCGAAAACGTGGACACGCCCGTTCTTCTTAATTGGGCCGGTGGGTGATTTGAATTCACAGTCCACATGACATCGGCAATCTGTCTCGTTTGCAATTGATATAATTGCTCCGATGTGTACGGTGTGGCAATCTCTACATGGATTTCACCCGAACCAAGCAAGGGTTGCCCGTCAAAATAAAACCGTGCGTACAGATTACCGAACTCCATCATATATGCGATTGTGGACGAAAAGATAAAGGGCATCATCCGAACCACTGGAAGAGGCGCAAGGACATTTGGCTGTTCAACCGTTGCTGTTACTGCTAAGGCCGAAATAAGAACTGTAATATTTTCCTGTACCGAAATAGACACATTCAGAAGCGATGCTGATATTGGAACAGCAGCCGGACTAACAGAACTATCTATTTGAAGCGATGGAGCAAGCAGTGTTGCAGTAAGAGATAATGCTGTTGGTTCATGCGTCAGACTCGAACTAACCGTCGGCGCATTAAGCGTGGCAGTTATTGCCACAGCCACAGGCAACACGTCTATACTGCCGTCAATTTCAATAGCAGGAAGTAAAAGAGTTGCAGCAATGGCAAGAGCGTCCGGTTCTACAACTACCGGGACATTAACCTCTTTGAATGCAGCAACAACCATGCACCAACTATCGTCACCATTGTAGACTCCTCCTCCATAAACTCCTGCCCCGTATGTCTGCGTAGTCCAACTGGTCGCTATTGCGCCAGCAGATGCTTGCAATGTAAATTGGTTATTATCTGAATATAACCCATTATCATTTGAGTTCAACTGCGTTCCTGAGTTACCAGTCGGAATAAAATCTTCATTATCACCAAATACGCCAACAACAACATCGCCGTCCTCTGTGGTAGTGAGAGAAAGTGACGGGCTGGCTGAAGTAAAGTCAAAATCGCCATCATCAACATCTATTGCACTTGTTTTCCCCGCAGCCACAATATAGCTCGATGCCTGAACGTGAAGAGGGAAAGATAACGGATTGGGCACACTAATCTCGAGCGCAGAACCTGTAGGAGGGTCTGTCATGTACCATAATTCACAACCCAGACTTGCAGGAACACTCCGGGGGACATTAGCACGAGTTAATGGCACGCCATTATAAGTCGGATCGCCACCGGGCCGCACACCAAGCGGACCTATGACTATCCCTAAGACAAGAAGCGTAGCACCGTTCCCGCAGGTATAGTCGAAAGTCAGCGGATTTGTAACAGCCGAAAACCGTAGATTATTATCAAACGTGTGCGCGATAATTATGTCCCGTTATCTGAACGCGAAATCTCAACCCAATTAGCTCCCAATTTTAACAAAAACAGCATATCGGAAGAAATATCCATTGTAAAATCACCAGCCAATCTCAAATTACCTACACCATCCTTTGCAATAATCGTTCTGGCTGAATTTATCGGCCTGACAACTAATACATCTCCGGTCGAACCGCCGTTTATTGTATCAAGATTATCTGTACTGTCATCAGATTCAGTGTCTATTGCATGATGACTATTCGTCGCTGTAACCACACCACCTGAAATAGTAAGCTCTGAACCTGCTCCCAAATTTATAAACGCGGTTGTTGTTATATTGCCTGTTGCCGAAATGCTCGTAGGCGTCAATGCACCATGTGTGCCATCTGCTTCGTGTTCTACCTCTAAATACTCATTCAGTTCAGTTCCATACGTACCGTCAGAACCACCTGGCGTTGGTAATGCAGCCATAATTCATCTCCTAACTCTTAGCATGAAGTGTTACAAGTAATCTTATCTCGTCGTCGTCTGTCGTGAGCGTTATTTCCGGATGCCCATGCGCGACTCTTGTATCGAACGCCGCATCCTTTATGCCTATATCGAGTCGGTTATTTGATATATCCTCCCCAAGTACCTCGTAAATTACTTTGGCTATACGTTCTCTTTTTTCATTATGTGTTTCCGCCATTTCAATATCTCCTTATTCTGCAAGTGTGATAATACCGGAAGTGTTCCATTGTATCGTGAACGTACCGGCGGCAACCGTCTTTGCACCGCCAAAGTCAATAGATGCGATAAGGTTGTCGGTGACGGAAGTATCGTAAATTACCGCGTGAAAAGCAGTAAACGTGGCATCAGCCCAGTCCTCATTAGCTGCATCCCAAGAAGTTGTTACTCCGGCTGTTGCCACTGCCTTACTATCCAACGCCTGGCCGTTCGTCGTATAACCGTTTCCGTTATCCAATTCATTCGCAGACACATCACCAAACACGGTATCCGATGCCGTAAATGTATGAGCAGTTTTCATTAGTGCGACATTGATAACGTCATCCTCCATGTCCACTTCCTTGTTCATTAGGTTCTCTAAGAACCTACTGTAAATTCCTGTCTCTGCCATGATTTACCCTTTCTTTGATTGAATTTGTAAGCAGGGAACATGAACGATAACATCGACCCCGCCGTCTTCACGGGGTATTTCCTCTGCCGTTGCTTTAATAACGCCGTCTTTAACTTCTACTACTTTGTCTCCAATTTGTACTTTCATTTTGCTTCCTTTATAAAACGAGTTCCGGGCCGACGTTCAATTGACCCATATATTCTCGGTATGAAATTCTCCAGCTTACGACACCCCGACCGATACTTTGCAATATCTGACCGTGGATCAATAAGCGGAGTAAACACACCGCCGTTCAAGTTTACTATCGGAATATTTGCCATTAGGTCTCATCATAAACATTAAGTACCTTACCGCCCTGTGCCGACAACGTACCGAGCGTTATCTCGCTACTTCCGCTCCAGCTTATTTCTCCTTGCGCAACGCGCTGGTCGGAGTCGTCTGGATTAGCCCCAAATTGAAAAAACACAGAAACCGTATATGTGCCAAGGACAATATTGCTGTCCGAATCAAAATCTCCTACATAATGTCCGTCTGGAGCATTTTCTGTCATTACAACGTCGTAGTCATCTGCATCCCTGCCATCTGTGCCCCATTCTTCAGACGCGGAGCCATCGGACAGAAATACGTCTCCATCCAGTGTCCACCGACACAAATATAGTGTGTTGCCCGTGATCGTATTATGTGCAATTTCACCGCTCATATTGGTACAGTAGCCTGACTAAACCCAGAATTTCCACCGCGAACCCTTGCTTCAAGCCACGGCCTGCGATTTTCTCTTCCAATAGTATTGGTTTCCTGCCTATCTAAAGCCCTTACGCTTGGCATTATGAGTCTTAATTCAGTTGCGAGAACTTGCTGAAGTTTAGGCGATGCGCCAGACAATGGAGCTAACAACCTTAAGGCCAGCGTCAGAACAAATACTTCCACGAACAAAGAATCAAATTCTGTTGGGTCTTCCACTTTCTTGATATATCTTATGCTTACTGAATCACAGTCAGTTAATATTCTTTGCCCTTCAATTGCAAAACTCAATGTCGTATTTCCTGTCGGGGTGAAATTATCACCAAATACAGATTTCAGTCGCATAAAATCAGTAGGAAGAACAAACTGACTGTCCCACTCAAAGTCCGGGTCGGTGCTGTCTTGCGTTAATTCAGCACGTGCAGAAGCAAATCGCCAATAATGCGAACGTATCAACGCATCCCTCGTCTGTTCAAAATGAAGTCTGCACTGTATGGCTTCTGGTGTATTTTCTGAGGTATCGGCAAGATTGACTATTCTGCTCGCCGCGATTTTGCCAAGGGCCATATTGCAAATATCTGTATTTGAGATAGTCATTGGTATCTCCATTTGGTGAGTTCATAAATACTCTTTGCGTCCGCAGCAGATAATACTCTATCAAAAAGCATAGTTTCGCCAATTTTACCATTCCAGTCGCTACCGGTTGCATCTACGTCGCCAAACAAAAGTGAATCTGCTGCATCTGAGGTAGCGTCATCTGATCCGGGATCCTGTGTTGCAGGAGTAGCCGATACCGCAACTCCGTCTACATACACCGTTGGGTCATTTGCTCCTACATCATTGTCATAAACAACAATGACATTTTCCCAAATGTTACCTGTAACAGCAAACGTCCAGATTCCATCATCGTCGTCAAATGCCTGTGAAAATATCATAGACGTTACAGCGCCACCCAACTGCAACAACCACTTTTCTTTCGTAATAACCGTACCGGCATCACCTCCCCCTTTACCTATCGACAACAACCATGTGCTTACTGTACCGCCGCCAGCGAACAAATTATCTATTACGCTTGCGCTTCCGCAGGCTATTGTATCCGTACTAAAGGCAAAACCCGGATATGCAGGAACAGCACCTGAAACCGTTCCCTCATTCCCGTTGAGGGAATAATCAAACACGATATCTGCGGTAGTTAATCCAGCCCACAGTTTATAATGAGCCACTAAGCCGACAGTGCTGATTTGTGGTTTTCTGTACTTCTCTTTCATTAGATACCTCGTAAGCCAACCGTTGTCGTATTACCTCCAGCGCCTGCGGCGGCAGACGGCTCTACGCTAACATCAATTATTCCAGACAGTGGCAAATCAACACTAAAGTTGTGCGTCGCATTCTCGGCTATCTCGCCAGAGTCAAAAACAGTATTATCGCCATTATCTTTAACGAGTATCTGGGATGTAGTACCGGTGGTGGTTGTAAGTGGTATCGTTATTGTTACATGCCTTATGATACCATTGAACGGAATTGCCTCTGTTACCGCCTCGTCACCAGTTGCATCGTGAATAGACGTAGCAACAATATCCCAGACATCTTCGCTTCGCTTCTGGTTTGTGGCAAACTTTGTATTTGTGGTGACGGAAATTGTTTGAGTGCCCGCCATAATATACTCCTTAAAATATGGGGAGAGCCGAAGCCCTCCCCGTTACCTTTACTGTGCCGTTACCGTTACACCGGTTGTGAGAGGCGTAAAAGTCATATAAACTTCAAATACACCCGCTTGGGTACTATCATCGTTAGTAACTTCTATCATACCCGGAGGGCAGAACCATGGCCCCATCAAGTTTGAACTACCAACATTGGCAGTAAGAGCTACTATCGACATTGCGGCAGGATTGGCTGCTGAAAACACGATTCTATCGCCATCATTTGCTGCTTGAATATCGACAGCGTCGGTAAACTCAATATCCTTCGTGGCATGATCTACGATGATTGTCCAGGTATTCGCACCATCAACATCAGTCGTGCAGTAGAAAGTCAAGGTGTTTATCAAGATCGGTCCACCGGCAACAAGAAACAGATCATCGCTGTCGGCAGCGGGCATAGTCATAGTTATCGAATACGTCCTTCCGGCAGCAAGAGTACCTGTCCCTGCCTGATTAACCAAAACAGAATCAAGGTCCGTATGCGCCAAATCAAGGGACGCTTTTACATTATCGTCTTGCGCCGCACCGGCTTCAGGGCCCGTAAAAGCACCTAATTTGATATCTTCACTTTTAATTACAGTCATTTCAGGCTCCTTTCTTATGGAAGTGTCAGATTTACCATACCGTATTGAAGGTCTTCGGCAATCCACAGTACCGTACCGTAAATCACAAGAGTCCCGTCAGCCTCTACTACACCAACAGTACCGTCGTCCTGCGCCGCAGCAGGTTCGCCGCACATATTACCGGGAACCAAAGCCGCACCGCCGCCGTTAGTATCAACCAACATCGGGCAAGGACCTCTGAATTGTGCCCAGAAGTAATAATCGGCAGTCACCGTAGACAGTGCAACACCAACAGGCGTATGCGTTCCCGCACCAGCCGGAACAACGATAATATCACGATACAGACTTTTGAGAATCGTAATATCTGTCCCATCAACCGTAGCTGTACGAATGCCGCCGGTGTCAACAAGTTCAACACGCGGATTGGTAGTCAGTGTGTGCTTTTTAATCAAGTACATCTCGCCTTTACCAGTGCCGTTATTGACAAGCATCCACCCGTCATTCCACACGTTTACCGTGGGAGCCGTTTGGACCAGAAGCGTAATACTTGTATCGCCAATCGCAGCAATTATTGCACCGCCGGAAACTGTCTGAGGCTCATCAACCCAATTGGCTGTTACGGCCTCTGCCTGGTTCATAGTGGCCTTTACAAGTCCAGTCGAACCTGCTTTGCAATACTTAAACATTCGGCCCGTACTATCATTCAGATCGAACTCCACGCCCAGCGTGTGGTTCTGGTCAACTGTGGGCGTATAAATATCCGAAGTCTTTACTTGCCTCGTAGGCCCAACAATCCTGTTCCTTCTAAAACTATAATTGTAGTTACTCATGTGTTACTCCTTAAAATTTTTAGGTCTTAACCGGCATACTGATTAACCGCTGACCCGTTAATATTATACTGCTTCGATGAAGATAACTTTATCTTCATTCGTTCTGAACGCACCAATACTCATGCGAACGTAAATCTGTTGAGCATCCGACTTGTCGTTACGAGTAGATATCGAAACAGACATCATATCGTGAACACCAAGAATAATCCCATCCTCAAGCCAGAACGGACAACGGAATACATCCTGTGCACCACCTACGACATCATTGTTCGTGCCCTTCACGATCTTCGTAGACACAATCCAGTTGATACCATGCCAGTTGCGGATAATACGACCAGTAGCCAGAGGCTTTTGGGTATTAAAGTCCACATTGACATACTCGTTCTGACCGAACAGATTTGTGGCCTGACGCGGACTAATTGCACCCCAGATAGGAGTGTCTTCGTCGCAATCATTGAAGTTGAAATACTCACGGACAAGTTCCGTTTTCTCGATAGTCATCCCGGTATCACCGGCAGTACAGTTACCTGTGCTACAGTTAAAGATAATAGTACGACCGTCAACGTCGCCATTACTATCGAGACCCGTGTACGAAGTGTTACCTCTTTGGCTCGCCCATGTAATCGTCTGGCCTTTTCTTCGACCGGAAGCCACATCGCCATCGAAAGCCGCAAGGATTACATCGTCTTTCGTCCGATTGCCGGCCCTGCGGAAATTCAGGACAAAATCAGACGTAGGCTCGACGATCATGCTCAAGTCCTCATCTTTGTCCTTCAATATTCCGTTGTGGAACGGAGACGGAGTGACCCACCTTCTTTGGATGGACGAATCAATGATAGGCGTATCCGGACTTGCTCCCTCTTTTGGGGTAAGCTCAAACTGGTCGAGTAGGTCAAACGCCTTATCCTCTGCGCCTACAACAGACTCGTCCTGAACAGCTTGGCCAAACTTTGAATTCTTCTGTTGGCACACATGATCGAGCGTGCCCTTGAACTGGTCCACGAACGCCGTGGTTATCCCAGTGCTGATTGTTACACTCATAATAAAACCTTTCAAATAAATTGTCTATTTATCGGAAAGGTTATCGTTGCCGGTCTTTCCTACTTAACGCCGTTAAGCGAGTAGGTTACTACTATATTTGAGGTCTCTTGCAAGGTTGCCTCTAAATATAATCAAGCGGGTTGCTTGACTGCATTCTTCTCCTCATATAATCGTTTGATATTATCCTGTGCCGCTCTGTAGCCCGGATGCTTTTTGTTATTATAGGCATCCGATGCCCTGACTTCGGCTATCTTGGTTTCTATATCACCCGGCGTCGGAGCCATCTTGACAACAGGTATACCGCCCGACTCAGAGAAGTTCGCGCCAAGATTGCCCATCATTCGCACGAAATCAGGATCGTTGGCGAATTTATCCAGCACCCGTTGCTTGTGTTCCGGGCTATCTATTCCTTTTTCAATAGCGATATTGCCATTATGTTCAAATTGAGTATAGGCGTTACCTTTTTCTGCTAACAATTCCGACTTCAAGTTTGCCATAGCAGTATCTGAATCATTGCCAGCATCTGTCAATTGCTGCATTAAATCAGCGTTATATACTTCAACCAAACCTGCTACCTGTTTAGGATTTAGTTTGAGCTCATTGAACTTCTCCGAGAACTTCGTTGCTCTCTCCTCGCTCCACACGCCTTCCGGTAAACCTTCCGGGGCAGTAAACGGTATCGGTTCACCCGTCCAACCTGCGGCCCGGTGAAATTCATCCCATTCTTCGTCACCGGATGACTCGGACGGTCTGGCTATCTTATCCTTACCTATCATGCTCTCGGCACTCGCAAGGGACCGGAATAAACCCTGTACATCTTTTATTCTTCCTTCTTTGAAAGTTCCGTGTTCACGGATATCCTCTGGCAGGAGATGTTCTCTCCAACCATCCTTAAACGTCCCGTCGTCTGCCACAAACGAGGTTGGTTGTCCTGCCGGGTCCGGAGTTATGTCTGGAGTTACATCCGGAGTTACGGCTGGGTCAGTTGTCCCGTCTTCACTCATTTCACTTCCGCCTTTGCCTGTTTAATTTCATTTACGTTTTTGTTTATCAAATCATTGACATACATCATCACGGATCGTCTGCCTTCGTTATACAAAACTGCCAATGCGTCCATCCTGCCCTGTACATCTCTTGGCGGAGGCCCATTATAAGTTGTGAACTTTTCCAGCATCTTATATAAAACCTGACCACTCGATGTAACGAATACTTTCTGAACTTCAAGTGCTTTTTTATTTTCCGGACTTCTTTCCATTTATCTCTCCACTTCCACAGATTCTGTCCCAACAAATGTCATATTATTTCTATTCATCCGTAGATACCAGCGAGATACTTTAATTTCCCTATCCGGGTCAAGACCCTTACTTATCGCGTGCGCCTTTAGGGCCTTACAGCAAACATTAACTGCTTCCTGCCGGGTTATTACAACCCTTGTCTTTCCAGCAGGCTTATTCTTTTTGACTTCGATATCCGCCAGTACGTCCACTTTCAGTCTCAACTTTTTTAGTTGGTGGTCATACAATGCTATATTGAGCGACTTTGCTTCTTCTCTCCAATTCATTTACGTTTCCCGGACTTAAATTTTCTTGACTTTTTCAACTGCTTTCGTGCAGCCCTGTTTTTCTTTCGCTCTCTGGTTGTGTGTACTGGCATTATTTACCCTTTCACATTATACTTTCAATAACCACTTGGTCGTTTTGCGAGTCATATTTAATCATAAGTATCACTTTCCCCCCATCCGGAATTTGATCCTTAGTGATTCCCAAACCCAAACACACGCCATTCCTAAATAACTTCATCGAGATACTGCTAACCAAAATAGCTTTTTCGTGTTCCGTATCTCTCGTCGTAACCGCATCCATTACGCTGCTCCCACTAATGTTTCTGCCGGACTTCCTTTTTCCGGCGCTTTCGTAGCACTCTGATATGCCTGCCCGGCCATCTGAGCTATTTGCAATTCAAGTGCCTGCTGTTCTTTCAGGGCACGGTTCTCGCGCTTCACTGTAACTTCATCTTCCGACGCCATATCATCTACGCTGACGCCAAGAGTTACGCCTCTTCTCCTAAATCCTTCATCGACATCTACGTTATCAAGTGTTCCGGGGATAGACGCCTCAATTTCTATTCCTTCCTGTATCCACCTCAACCATCCCATCGACTGAGCGGCTTGGAGTTCTAACGCAAGTCTGCCGACGTATTCTATTTTGAAGTCCTGTCCCTGCATTTCCGGTGGAAGTTGGCCGAGTTCGCCGTTTCTTTGCAAGAGCATAATATCTCTCGTGACCAGACCAGTGAGCCATTCTGTTTGTATCCTGCCGACTGGCATGACGAGTTTCCTCAACCCCTCAGCGAGACGCGACCTGATTTCGAGTTCGTTTCTGCGGTCGCCTTTTAATTGTTCAAGCTGGTTGAAAGCGTCAAGAAAGAACATCTTTCTGACTGTCTGCTGGTCCATCTCGATTATTTTCTCAGTGATTACAAAGTTGCCAAGTGCCTGCTGTTCAATCGCGCTGATAGTTCCTCTCTCGCCAACAAAATTAAGATCGCCCGGCGAAACTCTCACTTCACCTTCAAAACTCTCCAATACTTCTTTCGGCGGGTTGTTATGCAGGTTGCCGCACTCGATTAAATCTCTCTTTTCAGACTGCAAGCCATTGACCGGACCGATAGCAAATGTGCCAACGCCCCTGCCCCATTTTTCATGTGACGATTTAGTCCAACGTGGAACCTGAAACGGAAATTCTTCAAATCCGCCCTCTTCCACAAATGTCTTATCAGTCCTTGATGCAACCAAAGACTCAAACGGCATTGATGTAGTTTCGTTTCCTGTTTGCTTTGCTAAATCTCTTGGTCTTACGACCCACACAAACTTAAATTCCTCACTACTTGTTTTAGGTTCACTGGCTTTTTGAATTACCGTCTCACCTGCCTTCTCTTTCCATTTTTGAAATGCCTGCTTGGCGGTAAAAGGAAACTCTATCATCATAGTATCAACAAGGCCAAGTTCGTTTTCTTGAAAGGTGTACATGCCAACATCATAATCTGTATAATTAAGACCTATCCCTGCTTTCCATTCGGAAAACATATTACCTGTCCCAAAAGTACCAAGCGACCTGATTGTTTCGTTAGCTTGCAACATGAAATTGGAGTTGGCCCGCTTCTCGTGAGATATCTCGGTTATCTGGCCAAGTTTCCTTTTTACGGCGTCAATCTTATTCAACTCGTCATCTGCCATCAATACGTTGTAAAACTTATCCCCCGGCGGAAAGAGATTGATAGAAAGCCCTGCCGCCATATCTATTGATGCCGTAAGACCGGTAGTATCAAGGATATGCCTTCCAAGTATCGCACCCGGTTCTCGGTCAGTAATTATCCTGCTCTCGCGAGGGAACATTACATCAGCTACTTCCTGATACATATTCATAAAGTTGGAGTCCTGTGCCCGCTCTTTATCGAATATCGCAATCAGTTCTATCGCTTCATCTGACATTAGCCAAACCTTTGTTTCTTCAAATCTTGTTCAGTAGGAATCAAATTGCCGGTCAGGAATGTTTCCTGTCTGCCGCGAGGCCGCCTGCGTCTTGCCTGTTCACCAACCTCTTGGCCGACAGTTGGTATCGGAGGAACCGGAGGGACTGGAGGGGCCTTAACTGGTTTTGGTTTATCGAGTAATCCACCCATTATGCCACCCTTATCTTTGCATTAAGTTGTCTCTTCTTTTTGTACGGTGAGACCATAGCTATCCTGTGACCTCTGGCTGCTAACAGGAAATAATTCAGTGCGTTCCGGAAATGCTCCTGCCGGTCACCGGTAGGACGATAGCGGTTCACTTTAATGCCACGCCTTTTGTCTTCTTCTTCAAATCGGGCACAGTTACAGCATTGACGGGCGAACTCTTCAATCTCCGGACACTGGCAAGGCAACCGAACATGTCCTTCCGAAAGAAGGCGATGGCTCTTATCGAAGATACCTGTACGATGGGCTTTGACTATCCCTGTTTTGTCATTGAATGCAGCATCGGTTACTTGTGTATCGCTGTATTCGCAAAGGAAAGTCTTATGTCCTGAGTTCTTCTGGTACTTTCTTGCCTCCTCTTCATAGGGCCGAATATCGACTACATCACTCTTTACATTATACCTTCGGGCCAGATCGAATACTTCCTGAAAATCCTTAGCCTTAACGGTCTTCACTATCTCATACATATCCTTAGCAATCTTAATACCTATAACAACCGCATGATATGCCTTACCTACGTCAACCCCCATCGCGCATGGTCCATTATGGAAAGCAGCAGGGGAGTCGTGCCCGCAATTTGCAAGTACAGTTTCTCTTCGCAGTTTATCGGACGTTGCAGAATATGGACGGCCCAATCGTAAACGATAGACATTGGCAAGGTCGCCGAATGGCGGATTCACAAAATCCTCAAGTATCTCGGCCGGGTCGTTAAACGGAGTCATTAACTGACTCGCCATGTACCCGTGCATATAATTGCTTTTCTCCGGATAGTCAGGAACCCATCCGCCTGTACCAGTACCGGCCCATACACGAACTTCCTTGCCGCATTTATCACAGCCAACATATCCCGTTCCATCGGTACGTATCTTAACGCATCCGGGGAAACTCTTTTCGGCGCACGTCCATCCATTATTTATATCCCGAAACCACTCAGGACGAACTCCCTGCGGCGGCTCTCTGCCACAAGAACTACACTTCCTGAACCAATATCTCTGGTCCGACTGTTTAAAAATAAGGTCAATACCGAAATCTTCGTGAGAAGGATTACCGAGATACGCCTCATGTTTGTGTGGAGAGAACCCCATGCTTTGTAAATACTTGACAATAGACTCCGGCTCCATGAAATCTACCTCGTCGAAAACCATCTTGTCGCAAGAAAAACTCGAAGTCTTGGAAGATGTGGTTTCGGCAGACTCGCCTACCTTCTGGCTCAAACGAGCACCTCGCAGGTACAAGAAGGCATCCCGAACCTTTTTCAGGGAAGTAGTATCAGTTGTACCGGCGACGTTTTTGACATATCTTCCAATAAAGGTTTTGTTATTCGCTATCAGAGGCTTGAAAATAGATTTACTGAACTCACCTACCTCATCATTAGTGGGGAAGATGTGGGCGACACCTAATTTATATATACCCATTATCATGCCGTGCAAGTCTTTGATGACCTCATTGGTAGTAGCACCAAAACACTGCCGGGCTTTAAGGTAGCAGATACGCCGGGCTGTGGTGCTCATAGGTTCAGTCTGATACTCGAACCCCACAAACGTAAAGGGACCGGCCTGTAGTTTGATCGGACACTTCCACGCCCAATAGCCGGGATCAGACTGCATCATATCAAGATTATGTTGTTTAGCGTCCATATATCAATTTCTTGTCTTTTATCTTTAATACTTTTACCGGAACAGGCACGTCTATTTTTGCATATAGATCGTCATATATATCGTTAAGTATCGCCATCTCTGTAAATCCGCCACAGGTTCTTTTTCTTCGTATCATTCGTCGCATAATTAAAAAAGCCCTACCACGGTTAAGTGATAGAGCTTCGGTTTTCCGATTACTCTAAGATTAGTTTTTAGAACTTCCCATTAATCAATAAACGACCAGTTCCATCTTCCATCGCTTACGTGAGGGCCAAGTGAATCTTCCGAATAGTCATACTCACACTCTTCATGCAACTCTATAAGCGGGCCACCTGCTGACGCCGAACCACGATTGTCGCGGCGATGTCGTCGCATTTGGGTGCAACAGTCGCATATTTGGCATCTTGCCGTCGTATCCTTGCCACATCCGATGCAACTATGTTTTTCGTTTGCTACCATTTTCTACAGTCCTACCTACGGGACCATCAGGGTCCCCATCGCTAATATCATCCCACCACTCACATTCGTCACATCTCATTTTGCAACTCCTTTTTTAAGGTCATTCGTATGAATACTCTGCTCCACATTAGAACAGACGCATTTACCATTCTGGTAGTTGAATACTACCTTACCGTAAAAACCCGGCAGAGACAAACCTAATTTCCTACCTGTACGCAGTATAACGGCTTTTGTCTTTTCGTCAACCATTAGACTTCTTCTGGCGTGTATCCCGCAAAGGAGCCCATCTTCGCAAGTAATCCTGAATGCCCGCGAAGTCCGTAAAGACAATTGTATCAAATACGTAGTCCGATGACAATTCCTCGACACAAACCACATCCCCTTCTGTATATATTCGTCGTATCTGACGTTCCATCAGGATTTATTCCTAATAAGCGTTAATCATACTCTCGCTGGTTCTGCTGCCCACACAAAATGTTCCGATTTTTCATTTACCAGTAACCATTGAGCACCGTCGGGTAAAGGATATTCATCCTTAATCTCTTTTGTCCACTTACGCATCTCGTCTCCCGGCGTAGCGTTTGGATTATTCTCCGATGACTCCTGTAGGCTAAACTGAGCTTTCATTTCTGTTCTATCATCAAACTGCCAATGCAACTGGTAAAGATTACCTCTTTCATCAGGTTTATGTTCAACATCATACCATACCTCGCGACGATTGGACGCTAACTCGAATGCGCACAAACAAGCAACCATATACTCTGCCAAAATAAAATCCGGCGTATTTGAATCCTGTTCGCGGGAATAGCGGTTCAGTAACAATGCAATGTCTGTTTGTAAATCTGTCATTTCGTTTCTCCTTTAATAAGCATTTATCAATCCCTCCGCTTCGTTTATCTTCGCCTGTATGGCCTCAAGGGCCTCTTCCTGCTCCATAGTATTATCACTGCCAGCCTCCACAAAGATGGCAGTGCGGGCCCTTCGTAAATTATCCTTTGCAGTTTCAAGATTCTGAGTCATCTGCCAATGCCTCTTCAAGCAAACCAGCCTTGATTATTTCAATAGTGCCAATCAACTCACAATAACTCATATCCCATTCCTGACGACATCTCTGAATAACAGCCTCTACCTGCTCACAGAAATAATGAATAGCAGGCTCACTCATGCCGCCTCCGTGCCTTAACTTCGTCCATAACCATATAGCCTATGCCCAGAAAGAATATCAATAACATGGCCAGCCATGCGTCCTTGTCGGCTAAGTACAAGATTCCCGACATAGCGCCTACGCTCGTTACAGATCGACGCGATAGACCCAAATCGTTTACTATTCCATTTTCAGCCATGTCTACCTTTCTGGTCCAGTATTGGATTCAGGTTCACGTAAAGACTCGCTTGTTTTTAGCTACCCAGACCGCAGAGCATACCAGACAAGTATATTCTGCATCCCTGAGACCGTCAGTGGCTTTTATCTTGTTCCCGCAATCGCACGTTACCTTGAACTCGTAAAACCTCAAAACTTTAATCAACCACCATTTTAGAGCATGGAGACGAGTCTGCTCACCATGCAAAGGGCGACGCGGCATATATATAAACCAATGAAATACTCTATTCATGTTCTGGTTCTCCAGATTCACATATCCCCCGCAAAGCCTCTATCATAGCAGGACTCACAGTCTCAAACAACTGGGCCGCAATCTTATCAGCCAGTGATGACTGAATACGGTCCAACAAACTACGGGCAGACATAGCATCCAATACTTCATGGCGGTCAGTGCGAACCTGAACCAAAATATCGCTATGCTCAGAGGTTTCCAATACTCTTGCTGTCATCGCCATTCGTGTTCTCCTTTGTCCATTATTGCCCCGGCTTTCCGCAGTATTTACACGTCTTACCAGAACAAATACCGTCAGAAACAAACTCGTGCCCGCCCTTTGACTCACATAACAACTCGTAACCAAGACGACATGATACAAGATTCTCGTTCGTAATCCGTATTATCCGCTCGTCGGTTATCTCATGAAGCTCGTCCAAAAGGACCTTTAATTCAACATCATTCATGTCAACTCCGAAACCTTGGTCAGTTCACAAAGCAGGCCGTGCGGTAACTCGCGAGAAATGGGAGGAGCAGTGTAATAATTAGCCAAAGCAAGAGCCACCTTAGCCAAAGATTCCCTACAAGTCGTGCGAGAGGCAGGCGTTAAGTAAACAGGCTCGTGGGGTGTAACAGTTAATGTTTCGTCCATGTTCCAGTTCTCCTATGTCCATAATTGCTCTGTTTCATATATATTGCTTGGGGGACTATAGATTCACACTGCCCCGCCCCCTTGGGGGGTCATCGCGTTTCTTAAGGCCCCCCTGCGGCTACCTGCACTGCTGCCACTGGCTCATAAACTGCCAGGTGCGGCTTGCCCTGCCTATCAGTGAACGGGTGCTTACACTCAAAGCCGAGGCCTCTGACATCAAACTGATAGACACTACCATCAGTCCGCTTATATCTGCCCCGGTTGTTGGCCACGGGCTCATCAGTAGAATCGCGTGGTTCAGGCCTTGTGTCGAACTCCGGGTAGTGATCGTAGTGAACCGCCTGCCGACCATAGACAGTCTTACCGTCAAGTCGGACATAATCTGTTTGTCCGGGTTGTATTTGTCCGGGTTGCGTGTCCGGGTTGGCCCGTCTAAACCGCTTGCTGCATGTATCGCTACAGAACGGGCTCTTGGCGCGGGCCTGATTCGTGCACTCTGTCCATTTACATTCCATCATCCAGTCCTTAACTTAAGTGCTGTCAAGCGTTTAGCGTCGGCTCGCAGTACCTCAAGCTCGTCAGGTGTGAGCTCATTGGGCTTATCATGTCCATCGAATACCGTACTACTGTGCAAGTTACTAATGGAGTTCTTCTCACGCTCCGCGCCAATCATAGCCGTGGGGTTTTTTTGGGATTGAGCCAATATAAACGCAGTATCGAGGTTTATTAGGCTTACGTTGCGGTTATGCACCATCTCAGCCCCATTCCTGCCCCTGTACTCCCCTATCTCCGCCTGTATGTAGTCTTTATGCAGTACTCTTATGGCGTTAGTCTCCCACCCGGTACATTCTCTATATCCGCCCTTGAGATAGCTTTGGCACCAGTTATTGTACGTCTCACTGGCTGGGTTGCAGTAGTATTCAATTGCTGCTGCTTCTTTCGCTGTAAATGCCCTTGCTACTGCCTCGACTGTGCTTTGGTCCTTTATGCTTGGCATTTTATCCTCAGTATGCTGGCTTTGATGCTATATCAGGGAATATCTCCCCTATTCTTGCTTCTCTTGCGTTCCGTTCAAGTCTCTCTATCCGTGCTTCTATCGGATTAAACTCAATCGGCTTAGACGGTTCACAGCCTGCCATGAGTAGTGTTACCGCTATAATCAACCATATTCTCACTTTTGCGCCTCTCAGTTTGCCCTACAATCCATTATCTCTGGTTCGATGGTATTCAGCACCCCCTCGATTATCTTGGCTTCCATCTCAGCTTGCCAACGCATAAACGCACACCACGCTGGTATCATTGCGATATTATGCTTACGTTGATTCTCAAGAGCTTCTTGTGTTCCAGTTTTCATTCATGCCTCTCAATCCCTTATCTCTGTCTTGGCAAACTATCTTCCTCTCTTTGCCCTTGTCCTGCACATTCATGCACGCTTCCTTGTAACTGCCTTATTATCTGTAAAGATGTCGGTAGATAACATGCCGCGGCTTTTACATCCGTCAATTTCTGACATCTTTCCAAGTCTTTGCAATGTTGCTCTATCTGCTGTTCGGTGAATTCTGGCTTTGTTGCTGTTTCAGTCATTCCCACGACCCTTCTGGTAAATCAGTGGCAATCGGAATTGCCCGCCATAACCTCTTTAGCAGCAATGCCCGTTTTTTCTTGCCCTTCGGAATTCGTATTTTCTTTTTTAATTTGTTCATTCAATCACCGCATATTCTGTTTAAGTTCTCGTTTTTCACCAGGCAAGCCCACTTATGTCTATGTCGCATCACGTGATCTCTTAACATTTCGCGGTATAAATCGAAATCTATCGGATAAAACGGCTTTCTTGCACCTTCACTATTGTGCATATTCATCTGTTCAATGGTTTTTGCTTTTCTGCGCATTGTTATTGACATATTTCCGCCATGTGTTGCTTTGCTTGCTTGTCCATCTCGACAATTCGCCCAAACCGCGCCTTTTCTTTTTGCCTGTCATACTTTGGCTTATTGTAGTCTTTTGGTTGCTTTTTGGCCATTGTCCACCTCTTTATTCACCCGCCGCTAATGCCCTATAGCCTACGGACACTGAATACTCAACAGGTACTCTTTAATTATCTACTAGCGCCATTTGATTGATTTTGGGCAAAGGAGGCGCCATGGGCGGGAGCATGTGGTCGTAGATAATGAGTCGATTCTTGTTTTGTGCCGGAACTTGCGATTCCACTACCGGCGCCTGAGAGTCTTTTGCATATATAAAAAGGGCAACCGGTGCAATTTCTCTCAGGAACCGCACCCGGCAACCCTTTTGTTTCGTTGTACTTTCTGTAGATAAAACCACTGTCTTCTGTCGGAGTCTTACAGACAAGCGTTTTCCGAAGTCTTGATTTTATCTCACGTTCAACGTCAACCATCTTTGCTCCGGTTGAACTTCTTTGCATAGTCCTTATCACCAACCTGGCTAATGCCCTGATCCGTTGACCCTTTGAACTTTTTCGCCATCTTGTAGAGCCGTCGTATCTGGTCGGTGTATATGCTCACCATTGAACCGTCATCTTCCACCGCCAACGGCTCCAAACGTTATTTTCGGTCAAAGGCCGATGATAATTGTACTTTATCAGGCCTGTCCCGCCGCACTCCTCACAATCAAACTGCGAGTCTTTATAGTTGATTCCTGACTCTTTGCACCAATAACAAGAGTCGCCGTACTCTGTATCGCCAAAAGACAATACTGCCATTATAACAGCAAACCCGGCAATTCCCAAAAGCAATAACAAACATATCATCATATCTTAAACCATTCCTGATTCAAGTCAATTTCGCGGCCCGGACAATCCGGAGATATCCGGGCTCTCGGTGGTTTTACCACCACTTACATCATACACCTCGCTTTCTGTAAGAACGATAAATGTATTACCGTAAGTATCAACCTAAAGTATAACACTATTTCTTCGCCTGTCAAGTGGAAATGTTCTAAAAAACTTGCTTTTTCTGCAAATATCTTGCTAATATGCCGTTCTTTTACCGTTATCGTGCTATTCGGGCCAGATTTTATTTGACTCTTGCCCCGTGTGTGTTAAGCTATAATCATGGATCGCGCAACAAAACAACCAATTATCGAGACTCCGTTCCGGGCACTTCCCCCGTGCGATCCAACCGGGCGGGGTTTCATTTTATGAAGGGATAGGATTATGCACAAAGGAACAATTCTGCTCATGCAAGCCTCCAGCGTGGAGAATGCACACACAAAAACCACAGAGTTCATGGAGGCGTATGGAGACGACAAGGTTTGGGATTGGTACGTTATTGGCGGCAGGTGGACTGGCCTACTATCTGCAATAATTGACGAGTTTGAGAAACAAGCGAAAATCATTGTGCCGCAAGACGAAGCCGGTTTTTTCTCTCAGAACACCGTAAATGTCAAACAGTCTGAATTGCAAGCACTCTGGGAATCTTTGGCCGGAGAAGGACCAAATCCGTGGGCAAATCACTATGACTTGCCAAAAACCGGAGGCGTTTACGATATTGCACCTTTAACTCTCTGTCTGCCGAAAGTCAAAGAATGGCAACAAGACCCTGTCAAATGCGGTGATAACGAAGTAAAACAGGCTAAGGAACGATACCTTGACGGAGAAAAAGGCCCAGACTACAACATGTATGGATACTGCCTAAAACGGGCCGGGCACTTGTACGCCCAAGATTTTAGCTTTGGGGCGAATGTCTTTAATCTTGAGACGTACAACTTCGCAATCCCCGACAACACAGAGGGATGGTATGCCGTTATTGTGGATATGCACACTTAGCCCCAGCCCCGCCCGGCTCGCAGCGAATGTCCGGGCAGGTCTACTTTTAAGAAGGGAAGTGAAACATGGATAAACACGTCGGACCAAAAACAGCATCACGCATCACAAGAGAACATATTGAGCATAAACTCAGACAAGCAAAAAACAATTTATTACATTGGGAGGAACAAATCGAAACACCCGTTTCTAATCCCAGGATAAATGAGTCTTATTGGCAAGGCCAAGCTGACGCATTGGCAAGTCTGCTGTATGTTTAGCCCCGCACGGCTCATCGGCTCAACTCCGATACGGGGCCATAAATGATAACCTTATTTGATTGGGAGACTGAGAATCATGGGAACAATGAAAATAATGTGGCCTGAAATCTTTACGAATGACAACTTTACATACCCGTACGACAGCGTCCACAAAACAAAACGATACGCTGCTGCGGTTTCTGATGGGTTATGTGGGTGGGCAAATTGCCATTTAGGCGGAGAAATACCAAAAGGCTTCGGCAAAGGCATGGTGAAAATCAGCGAGATCGTTGGTACGGCCACGCCTGACGGCTTAATGGCAGCGGCTACCGACCTTGTACCACATCAATAACCACCCCTGCCCATAGCGGCGCGTCGGTGCAAGCCCGGCGCAGGGGGATAATGCAAATGTTGTTTAATTGAAGGGAATGGGAAAATGCGAAAACTATGGACCTTTGGTTTAATTTGGACGATTGTGTTCAGTTGCCTCGCGGTATGGTGTCTCAGCATCGGGCGGACACCGATTGTCCATGTACCTTGCCTGATAGTGCAAGTGATTCTCGGCACGAGTTTTGCTATTGCGCTTTGCAAAAAATAACCCCCCGCCCTGCCCTGTCGCCGGGCAGAAAGAGAGGATATTATGAAAGAAACGAAACCATCAACTTTCACCGAACACCCGTGGAATTCTGCTTGCCAGAACTGTGAGTGTGAAATTGTCGCCGCCAATGTAATGCGAATCCTGAAAAGGACAGGTGATACGTTTCGCCCATTGAGCCCCAAAGAATATGTCAAAGAGCGCAAAAAAGACGGTAGCTACACAGTGAAAGAACTCGGCTATTTTGAGAAAGTTATCAAGTACTGCAAAAACGCAGATACAGCGGCGTTATTTTCGCCTACGTGGGAAAAGGCCGCTATCGCCAAAACAGAGGTGAAACCATGAAAACAGACACCGACATACTCAACGAAGTAAGAGATGCAGCAAGTAAATGGCCTCGCTGTTGTGATAGATGGCAAGACGGACTCGGCGGTATGCACTGCCGTGATTGCTCACAAAAAACCTTTGCAATGCTCGGCACAATTCAGCACATTTTGGGTATTGGCAAGGACGGCAAAGAGGTGAAACCATGAATGACATAAGAAAAAGAACAATGCGGTGTAAACGTGAGATAACTTGTAATCTTTGCCTTTTTGACTGTAGACGAGCCGAAATAACCGCCAAAGAGGACGAAATCAGGTCCGATTTACTGGCGGCATGTGAGATGGTACTGGAAGCCGCTGAACCTTGTGATGGTGAAGGCTCCGTGAAAGACGGCGACATTTGTGAAGCTATCGACTGGCAAGCAATAATGGCCGCCATAAACAAAGCCAAAACAGAGGTGAAACCATGACCGTATCTGAACTAATAGCACTACTGGAAAAATGTCATCAAGAAATGGAAGTCTTTATTGAAGGCCCTGACAGAAAACAGGACTATTTTTGCGACGGGGTTTTTGTAGACAATAACGCGGTATTTATCCAAACAGCAGAATAGAGGTGAAACCATGCTAACAGCGGCACAAATCCAAAAAGCCACAACTTGCCGAACATACATTGCTGGTTATATAGGCGGTCGCGACATTGCATGCTGGGCAACCGATGAGGAAATTATTGCATTAATAGACTTGCAAGATAAACATTGTGAGTTGCAACGGGAAGTCGCCCAGAACAGGGATTGGTACAATCAACTGATTAAGAGAATCTACGAGAGGTGAAACCATGACCGGCAAGATATACAAAGAATGGCATGTTATCGCTGAGGAATGCGAAATATTGGCGGGCGAGTACTACGAGCTTTGGGTGGACTGCCGGTTTTGCGAATGCTGGCCGGAGGCCGAATGCGCTTATGACCACTATCTTGAACAGCTTAAAATGGCTAAAGCAGCCAGAAAGAGAGCGATGTAATGAAACACACAGACTTACCGTGGGGAACCGTAGGCGACGGCTATAGCATATCCACGACAGACAGAAAAGCTCTCTATATCGCACAGACTCATCCATTTGACCCTATGGGCAAAGCCAACGCTGAGTACATCGTCCGGGCGTGTAATGCGTTTCCGGGAATGGAGAAAGCACTGAAGACAACACAGAAAGCATTGATAGAGCACGGGCAATTAGACCATATCTGGACGCCTTCTTTGGAAGCGATTGAAGCCGCCCTTGCCGCCATGGGTGAATAAAAGCCGCTACATAAACAGAAATTCGGCAAACAGCGACAATACTTCTATCTTCGACGGTTTCGGCGGCGGTTCAGGCCAAATCAGGCCCCCTGTGTAATTGTCAGCATATACCGCATAGCTATGCAAATCGACCTTGTCTCGGTACGCACAGTTCCCTATCTGTGCGGGAATTTCCTTCCTGAAACGCACTCGTGCTTTCTTCCGGCCAACATCAACCTCACGAGTTTCTACCGGATTCTCCCGGCCCCAGTTCCGGCATATCAACTGGAGATAATCTTCCTTCTGGACACTTTTGTAGATAGCAAAGAAGCTCCGATCTACCCATGCCGCCTCTTGCTCGACCCAGGCAAGGTCGGCTATCGAGAT